CACCCCGCCCTTTTAAGGGGGTCAGGAGTAAGCGAACTCCCGGACCCCTTAACAAACCACTTGACCGCCCATGTCAGCATCGGATAGACAGGGGTCACAGCCTCCGGGCAGCAACAGTAGGAACGTAGACATGCAACTTCTCCCCCACCAAATCGCCGACGCCAAATTCCTCGCCGACCGCAAGATCGCCGGGTGCTTCAACGGCATGGGCACAGGCAAGACCCTGACCGCCCTGCAGGCCACCATCGAGGCCGAGGTGCTGCGCGTCGTGATCGTCGGCCCGCCCATCTCGCTGCGCATGTGGGCGCAGGAGGCGTCGCGCTGGACCGGCGCAAAGGTCCAGATCCTCGCCAAGGGGTCGACCCCGATTGATCGCGACCCCGAGGTCGAGATCCTGATCTGCAGCTACGACATCGCCACCAAGCGTCAGCACGAGCTGATGGCGTGGGCACGCGAGCCGCTGTACGGCCTGCGCACCGCCCTGATCTGCGACGAGAGCCACGCCCTCAAGAGCGTCAAGGCGAAGCGCACCAAGGCGATCCTCGGTCGCGGTGGCATGTGTGAGGCCTTCGAGCACACATGGCTGCTGACCGGATCGCCGATGACCCGCTGGGCCGACGACCTGATCCCGTTCCTGTTCCGCGCCGCGCCGCAGGAGATCAAGCGCAAGATCGGCGGCCTGAACATCGACCGCTTCAACCTGCGATACTGCATCGTGCAGGAACGCAAGTTCCCCGGAGCGCGCTACCCCGTCAAAGTGACCGTCGGGTCGCGCAACCTCGATGAGCTGGGCCAGATCCTCGCCACCTGCGCCACCCGCCGCACGCTGGACGACGTCTGGCAGGACATGCCCGCCCTGACGCACACCCGCCTCGAGGTCAGCCCGAAGGGCAATGCGGCGCTGCTGCGCGAGGTCAGCAAGATGACCATGGCGCAGATCGAGGAAGGCATCCGCCGCAACGACGAGCACCTCGCCACGATCCGCCGCGAGATCGGCCTGTCGATGGTGCCAGAGGCCGCCGACTTTATTGCCGACCGCTGCGAGGCCGAGCAGGGCGCGATCCTCGTGGGTGCGTGGCACCGCGAGGTCATCGACGCGCTGGTGGAGCGCCTGCAGGACAAGGCCTTCCGCGTCGCCGCCCTCGATGGCCGCACGCCCGCAGCCCGCAAGACCGAGCTGCAGCGCATGTACAATGAGGGCGAGCTGGACGTGCTGGTCGGTCAGATCGGCGCGATGGGCGTCTCTCTGAACCTGCAGCGTGGCGGCAACTGCATCGTCGTGGTCGAGGAGGACTGGTCGCCCAGCGTCATGGATCAATTCTATGCCCGCCTGCACCGCATGGGACAGGGCAAGTCGGTCCACGTCGACACGCTCTACGTCGACACCAAGATTTCGACGGCGGTGCACCGCATCAGCCAAGCCAAGCGGCGCGCACACGCCGAGACCCACGCCGCACATCAGGAGGCCGCAGAATGATCAAGGATCTGATCCTGTCGGGGGCGCAAGCCCTCGACGACGCCGACAGCTTTACCATCGAGCGGGCGAAATATATGAACGCCTCGAGCGCCGAGAGCTGCATCAGAAAGCAATGGTTTGAGCGTAACAGCGACCCGGTCGAGCAGGACTGGGGCTATGCCCGACGCGGCAAGCAGGGCGAGCTGTACCTCGTCGACTGTCTGATCGCGGCGGGCGCGCCGGTGGCCTATGTCGGCGGCGACCAGCAGTCGATTGTCAGCGACCCGCACAGGATCAGCGCGACGCCAGACGGCTACCTGCGGGGCGAGCCAGACATCGCGCTGGAATTTAAGACCATCGACCCCCGGACCAACCGCGCCCGCCTGCCCAAGCCGGAGCATGTGACCCAGCTCAGGATCGGCATGGAGCTGGCGCACCTGCAGCCCAGCGACTGGCCGAAGCCTGATCACGGCGTCCTGATCTACATGGACGCCTCGAACTACAACGACATCCTCGAGGTCAAGATCGACCGCGACCCCGAGATCCTCGACCGCCTGTCTGGTCGGGCGGAGCGCATGCTGCGGGCCAAGGACGCCCGCCGCCTCGACCGCGAGGGCCGCCGCACCGGCGAGTGCACAAAATACGGGGGCTGTCCCTTCGCGGAGCAGTGCGGCGTGGAGATCGAGGGCGAGGCCACGGTCAGCCGGGGCAACCGTGGCAGTAAGCTGGACGACGCCGTCCGGGCCTACGTCATGGCAAGGGCCGATGAGGACGCAGCCAAGGCCGCCAAGGCTGACGCTGCGGAAACAATTAAGGCGGAGATGGTCGCGCGTAGCGCGCGGCAGCTCCCCGTAGGAAACCACACGGTCGAGCTGGCCGAGGTGGCAGGTAGAACTTCCGTTGATTGGAAGGCTGCCGAAAAGGCGGGGGTCAATCTCGACCCCTACAAAAAGGTCGGAAAGCCGTCAGAGCGACTGACCGTCAGCTAACGTAGAAAGGTAGCAAAATGAGCACTTCACTGAAAGCATTCGTGGCCGGTGGCGGCCTGCAGGTATCGCAGCAGGCGCTGGCCGAGGCCCTCCGGGCGGGCAGCAATGCGGCGTCCACTGGCGGCGGTGGCGGGTCTGGCGTCGAATACGTCGCGTTCTCTGGCAAGTCGGGGGAGATCACCTACGGTCGCGAGCGCGAGGATCTCGACCAGACTGAGGAGTTTTTGCTCGACCCCCTCAGCGCGCACCTCGGGTGGGTCTGCTGGGTGGGCAGCAAGCCGGTTGCCCGCCACGAGTGGCTGATGCACGAGCCTGAGAATGCAGTCGGGCATCTGGATCTCGAGGACAAAGGCCCCTACGCCCGCGCGCAGGATGGCTGGCAGCCCCTGATCGGCTTCGGGTTCGTATCCCCGGAGACCGGCATCGAGTACAAATTCTCGACAAACAGCAAGTCGGGCCGCAATGCGGTGGGCGACCTGCTGCGCGAGATCGGTGACCGCCTCAAGGCTGGCGACCCCTCAGTCCCGCTGTTCCGCTTCACGAAGGAGCGCTTTCAGGCGCAGGGCGAGTGGAACTACAAGCCAAAGTTCGACGTCACAGATTGGCTCGAGATGGGCGAGGCGTCAGCCATGCTGGCGGGCGATGATCTGGTCGAGCGCGAGCCGGAGGATGAGCCGGAGGAGGTCATTGAGGACGCCCCCAAGCCGCGCCGCACGCGCCGTACCTAAGACCGGCGGCTGGCCTTCGGGCCAGCCCCAACTTGATTTTTAGGCACTTTATCGGAGGGCAAAATGGCTACTGGAGACGTGCAGTTGTTGAGGGAAAAGCTGGTGGAGATTGTTGGCCTGTATCCGCACGACCACGCGCTGAGGGAGCTGGTTGCTGAGGCAATAAGCCTGACCCGGCGGTCCCGCGTCAAGCGGGTGACCGCGAAAGCTAAGGCGCGCGGAGAGCACGCCATGTCGGACAGCGAAATTAAGGCGGTTATACGCTACAGCAGACAGCACCCACACCTGTCCAACCGCGAGGTCGGCGCGCTCTTTGGCTGCGACGGCGGTCGCGTCAGCGAATACTGCGGCACGAAACGCACTGCGCGGCTTGATCGCCTGCGCGAGGAGGTGGCCCGTGGAATATGAGCTGGTGACCACCGAAGCGCAGCTCGAGGCCCTGCTGGACGCGGTCGGCACTGGGCACGCGGCGCTGGACTTTGAGACCACCGGCCTCGACCCCGAGAACAGCGAGGTCAGGCTGGCGCAGATCTGCAACGACGACGTGCTGGCGGTGGTCGATTTCTGGGCGCTTGAGGGCGGCAAGTTTGCGCCCTATGCGCACTGGTTCGAGGACGCCGTCTGGATCGCGTTTAACGCCGGGTTTGAATACATGTGGTTCGACGCCGCCGACGCCCCGCAGGTCCGCGTCATCGACGTGGCGCACGCCCGCAGGGCCATCATGGGCGGCGATCAGCTGTCGCTGGCTGGCATGCTCAAGACCGACCTGCAGTATGAGATGGAAAAAGCGCAGCAGCTTTCAAATTGGGCCGCGCCTGAGCTGAGCGCGGAGCAGCTACAATACGCCGCCGACGATGCCCTTTGGACGTGGAAGTTGTGGCAGCACTGGCGGTCGCACGAGCGCGCCGAGGCGTCGGAGCCAGCGCGCCGGATGCTCGACGATCTCGTGCCTGTGGTGCATGAGATGAAGGCCACGGGTTTGCTGCTCGACATCCCACGGCACAGCAAGCTGGTCGATCACTGGCGCGAGCGCGAGGCTGCATTCTCGGCCCAGATCCGGCAGCACGTCGGCGAGGATGAGGTCGCGAACATCGGCAGCCGCAAGCAGTGGTCGGATTTTTTCGGTGCGCTGCTGCCCGACGAGGTGCTGGCCCGGTGGCCGCGCACCGAGAAGGCGGGGCACCTCGCCATCACCACCAAGGACTGCCGCACGATGGCGTCGTTTGTGGGCGGCGAGGGGCCGCTGTCTGACACGCTGCACGCCATCGCCGACCTGTTCTCGATCCGGCAGTACCTGTCCAATTTTGGCGACAAGCTGATCGGCATGGCGGAGCGCGCGAGCGACGGGCGCATCCACCCCAGCTACAACATCGCGCGGGCCGTCACTGGGCGGTTTTCGTCCAGCGGACCCAACGCGCAGCAGCTCCCCCGAGATCGCGAGCTGCTGGGCGAGGAGACCAGCGTGCGCCGGTCGTTCCTCGCGCCACCGGGCAAGCTGCTAGTCAGCCTTGACTACAGCGGCATCGAACTGAAAGTGCTGGCGCTGCTGTCCGAGGACGAGCAGCTCTTATACGACTGCATCGAGGGCGACCTGCACAGCGAGGTCGCGTCGTACATGGTCGGCCACCGGATCGACAAGAAGACGCCGGAGGGCAAGGAGGCCCGCAGTAAGGCCAAGGGCGTGTCGTTTGGCATCATCTACGGCAGCGGTGCGCTTGGCCTCTCAGGGACGCTCAGAACGAGCGTGGAGAGGGCGCAGGAGCTGATCGACTTCTGGGCCGACCGCTACCCTAGAGCCTTCGGCCTGCGCCACACGATGATGGAGCACGCCACCGCCGACGGCTACCTGCCGATGATCGACGGGGGGTCGATCTGGCTGGGCAAGAAACCCGACCTGCCCAAGTGTGCCAACTATCCGGTCCAGAGGGCGGCGCTGTCGGTCATGGCCCGCGCCCTGATCCGGCACAAGGCGCGCCTCGAGGCTGCCGCGAGCAACGGTCGCCACCTCGGCACCCGGATGGCCGCTACTATCCACGACGCCATGATCGACGAGGCCCTGCGCGAGGACGCAGAGGAGGCGCTGCAGTGGATGAAAGCCGACATGCTGGCTGGCTATCTCGACGTCTTCCCCGGCGCTCCTACCGAGGCGCTGGTCGAGGGCGGCGTCGGGCCAAACTGGGGCGAGCTGGAAGACCGTGCGGTGTAGGTGTTGACACCTGCTGATCAGCAGCTTATATCTTTGGCAGCAACGGAGGACGCTACCATGACACACCCTAATTTGATCGCCACCGCCGCCGACGCCCGCGAGTTCGCCTTCGGCGGCAACGCCCGCTTCACGCTGGTCTCGAAAAAGACCGGTGACCGCAAGACGTTCCGCGTCGCCAAGGCCAAGGACAGGGACGACATGTTCTTCGCGTCGCTCCTGACCGGCCCGGACAACACCGCCGATTTCACCTACCTCGGGTTCATCAAGGGCAACCGGGCTGAGCTGATCCCCGGTCGCAAGGGCCAGCCCGCGCACCCGGCGTTTCGCGCTTTGCACTGGACGCTGGTCAACCTCGCCGCTGACGTTATGCCCGAGCAGCTCGAGTTCTGGCACGAGGGCCGCTGCGCCCGCTGCGCCCGCCCGCTTACCGACCCGGCCTCCATCGAGGCTGGCTTCGGTCCCGAATGTATCACCAAACTGTGAGAGGACAGACCATGCTTGACTACGTCACCGCCATCGCCCAGCTCGACCTTGCGTCGGGCACCGACCGCCCGGATCTCGACGGCCTGCGGGAGACTTACCCGCAGCTCGCCTTTGTCTTCGACCTGCTGGAGGACAAGCTGCAGGAAGCCGAGCGCGCCGAGATCGCTCTGCGCGACGAGGTGCAGGAGGTGCGGCGCGACTACGAGCGCTACATCGAGAGCCTTGAGATCCGCGTGCAGGATCTGCGGCTTGGGCTGGAGCAGATCAAGGAATTTACGGTCGATGCCGACATCCGACAGATTGTGGATGACCTGCTGTGACCGTCCGCCAAGACGCGCTCGACACCGCCTCGGCCCTGATCCACGGCGACCGGACGGCCTACGGGCCGCCCGTCGTCAATTTTACCCGGATCGCAACGCGGTGGAGCCAGATCCTCGGCACTGAGGTCGCGCCGTGGCAGGTCTGCCTGATGATGGCCGACCTCAAAATATCGCGCCTCTGCGAGGGCTACCACGCAGACAGCATCCACGACCTAATCGGCTATGCGGCGCTCGCAGCCGAGGTCAAGCAACCGGAGACAGCCATTGACTGACCAACAACCCACCGCCCACGCCAACGCGCAGCGGGCTTACCACCAGCGGCAGCGCGCCAAGGGCCTGACCAAGCTCTCGGTCTATGTGCCCGAGGAGGAGCGCGACGCATTTTACCAGACCATGGAGCTGCTGCGTGTGCAGTGGCGCAAGAGGGGGCACGACGTATGAGGACGATACACTTTAGCATGATCACCTACGACCGCTGGCGCGCATGCGCGGAGGCGCTGGAGGCCCACGGCAACGCCACCGACGCTGCGGCGGCGCTGGGGTGGAAACGACAGCAGGTGTACGACGTCATCCACCGCATGAAAAAAGCCGGGATCATCGAGCAAACGGCACCCTACGCCTGCAGCTACGCCTCGTCGCAGCAGCGCGCAGGCACCCTGCGGGCGGGCCGCATCCTCGAGGCGGCGCAGGCCTACGACCGCGATTTCCAGCGCTGGCTGGTCGGTCAGATCCCGGAGGGCGGAACGCTGGCGGAGCTGCTGATGGCGGTGGCCTTTGACGCATACCTTGACGAGGTTGGGCAGCATCAGGAGGCGGCGTGATGGCTAAGTGGGGACCATTGCTGTGCGACATGCACCGTGTCGAGGCGCAGCATCTGCGTGGTCGCTTGAAGATCGCGATGCAAGCGCTCGAAGAGATCAGAGATGTAGCCCAAGTGTCAGCTGGCGAGGAGTTCTACGCCATGCTGGCCGAGAAGGCGATTGCAAGGATTGAGGGCGATGAGTGACAACATAATAAACCTAGACGACCATCGTCCGCACCTGACCGCCTATGTTGCTTGCCTAGAGTGCGCAAAGGATTGGATTGCCGTCGCACCTGCCGACACCGTGATCTTCCGCTGCCCAGACTGCGACACGCTATCGGGTGCCGTGGTCGATCCTAGTAGCGTCGGGTTCATCAACGCTTTTATGCGCCCAGCCAAGCGCAAAGCTGAAAAGCAGAAACGGACAATGGTGGTCCTGAATGCGCAGCGAATGATTGATGAGGGGGCGTTTGCAGATGAGTGACGATCTGGTGAAGCGGGCAAGGCATAATGCTCTGTCTGACATGCCCCATTATGCAAGCGTTGAACTCATTGAAGCGTTAGCCGACCGCATCGAAGAACTTGAGGCCAAGCTGGATTGGGTTATCACGGAACGGGACGAGACATTTGCTTTGATGCTGGACCGTGCACAAACAGCGGAGGCCAAGCTATCTAAGAGCGAAGCTCTCTTGGCGAAGGCGGTGGAGTTTGCAGAAATCGTTGAACGGTGTGGACATGGGGCGTTGTGGGATTTAGCCCGCACCACCCTCGCAGAACTGAAAGGAGAGGCCGATGCAACCTGACTGGGAAAACTTCGCCAAGGCTGTGCTGACAGACTGGCCAACTGGTGATCTGGACGGCTCTGTTCTGTTCGACTTGTCGCTGCAATACGGCATGATCCAAGAGGTGCCGGGTGGATATAACTCTGACCACCACATTGACGCC